TTCAGTGCCAATAGAACCCATATATGGAGGCGGTGTGCCTGCCATAACTAAACTGTCGAACACCCGTGGGTCTTGAGCGAGAAGTGAAATTGCGGCAACTTTAAGGCCACTTGCATATAACTGTCTGCTGAGCTTCAACAACTGGCACAGCTCATCGTCTACTACAACGCCTGTAGCCAAACCAAGTATGTTAGTTTGAATTGCGCCTGACGTTGCAACTTTACAAACATCAGAATTATTAACAACAACACTCGGTGCATTTGCGGTAGGCACGGATTTATCCGTCACCACCGTTGAACTTACCGTGTTCGTATCTGCACCGTGTGCTGTTTTAAATATCAATACAAAAAGAACTAAAAGTACTAATATTTTATGGTAAAGTTTCATACCTTTTTAAAAATTCAAAAATTATTGTTACTTTGTCTCCTGCGGTAGCTACTGGAAAAACAATGTTTACGTCTCCGGTAACTCCTGTTGATTTTGGATTTGTTATTCCACCAAACCCACTGTAATCAAAATTTAATTGACCATTAGAAAGGTAAGTTGCAATGTCATCTGTATCAGCATCAAAATTTATCTCTACTGAATCAGCGAGAGCTGTAAAAGACGCATTGTACCATATTTTATTAATATCTAAATATGTACAGGCATCTCCGTTTTTGTTTGCTGTAAAAGTAGAAGCATCAATAGTTGTTGTGCCTCCATTAGATCCGTCACTTGATGAATGATAAGAATATATTAATTTTCTACCACCATCAAAAATAGTTCTTGTATTTGCTGTGTAAGCCATAGTTTACTCCTTGTAAGGGGTGAGGTCATTACACCTCACCCAGGTTTATTTAAAATTAAGCGTCAGCGAAAGGTGTAACAATTGTTCCTGAACCGATTAATAAAGAATCATGAACAAGATATGTTGCACTGTCAATAGCTGTAACTTGAACAACTGAACCAACAATACCACCTTTTGTAGTACCATTTAAAGTCATAACATCATTTGTTGCGCCTGGAACAAAAGCTTTTTTAGAGCCATCGTCCACTGCGATAATAACTGCACCTTTAAACTTGTCAGTCCCATCAGTTTTGATGTCAAGGTCAGTAGCTAAAGTTTCAATATAAAAATAAAAACTTGCCCCGATGTTATTTACGTTATTGTAATCAGTATCCCCTGCTGTTGATGCGTTTGCATTAGTTTTAATACTTGGTAAAGTAAATTTACCATCTGCATCATTACATAATAATATTTTTCCAGCGTGATCTGCTACTGTTAATGTTGTGTCAGCTGTTAAACTAACTGTCATGCCTGGACCCGTATTTATAAAACCATTTTTAGAAATAACCGGACCCGAAAAAGTCGTTTGTGCCATAGTAACCTCCTTGGTGTATAGCCCTTGTTATGTAGTCTCTATACCGTCTGCCTAGTCAGTCTACACAACTTAGTTAATCTAGGTACTTTAGTTATAAAATAAAAAAGGCGGTCTTACAACCGCCTTCTTCACCTAAGAAAGATTTAGTTAATTTTACGAACCTTGAGATGCGTAAACACATCTAGGATCAGAGAAACCAAAGCTGTATCTTTCACGAGCTTTATATCTCATGTTTCCTGTGTCAAAATCGCCTTCCATAGCAGTTGTGATTGGTGTTCTCACAAAGTGCTTAAAGCCGTTTGGACAATCGGTTTTGATAAAGAATGCATCAGTATCAGTTAAATAATGGTTAACCACGTATCCTTGCGGAATATATCCATTAGATCTACTCGCTTTAAATACGTTGATGTCATTATCAGCTGTACCCACTCTACCATCTGAATTCATTAATCTGTCAGCTACAAATTGTAGGTTAGACGGAATAATCATCTTCATTGGTTTCAATGCAATTTTTAAGCCTCTCTCATCAATAAAAGCTGCAACATCAATAACTGCTTGCTCGAGAGAAGTCTCGTTTAAGTCAGCATCTGTTGCACTTCTGTTTGAGAAGTTGCCACCTGTTAAAGTTGGGTGAGCAGTGGATGCTAATGATACACCGTCTCCTCCAAAATCAGCAGCGTTAGCTGAAAATGCATTGTTAAGAATGTTAGCACCCTTAACTTGTTTAGTGTTAGCCATGGAACGAGCTAAAGCTTTAGTGTATCTAGCACTGACTCTGTCATAAAGGTTATCCTCTATAGCTTCTTCAGTGATAGCGAAAGCTAATGCGATAGTTTCGTTAGTGTATCTCGCTGTGAAAGACTCTTGCGCTGTATCATAATTGATAGCTGCACCTTCATTTTTCACTGGAGCACCAGCAAAACCACCTAACATCACTTCTTCTTCAAAAGCTCTGTCAGAAGTCTCTTGATCAAAGATCTCTGCTGCTTCGTTTTCATAGCGCTTATATTCTAAGCCAAAGAGAGCATTTAAACCCGGCTCTAATTCTTTGGCTAACTGGGATCTTGAAATAGCCATATATTATATCCCCGCTAAGTTAGTGTAAGCATGATCGTTAATTCTAACAATCAAGTCTACGTTTGTTTCGCCAGCAGTATTTTCAGGATCTTGAACTATTCCAACAACTCTTAACTGTTCGTCAGAAGCTGTTAGACCAGAGAAGTCTAGTTCCATAGAACTAATTCCTGTAGTTGTACTACCATTCGCATTGCCCACCATGGGTGCGTTTGCTCCTACTGATGTTTGATCAGCAGCACCGTCCGCTTGGACGATAAATAGTTGGTCTGGATCATCATAAACCTTAATTTCCGCAGCTACAGAACCTTGAGTGGTTGTAGAAGCTGGCCAATAGTTTTTCCAAACAGGTTTACCATCTGAATTAGTGTAATGAACGCCAGCCGCAACTCCAACAATTTTTGCAGAGTTTGATTGGCCATCCACCGCTTTTTCGATAGTTCCGTTTGCATTAAGCTGTACAGCCATGCCATTAAAGATGTTTGATGCGTAACCAGAAGCAACTTTATAAGTAGAGAAGCCAGCTGTCTCATACCCGTTTCCAAGTTTTTTGACAGGAACTAACCCTCTAGGCGAATCTAAATTTGCCATATTTTACTCCTATTCTAGAGGCACCAATATTCCAAACCACTCGGAATTATTGATTTCCTCCAAATGTTACTTTTGAGCTCCTATTTTTACTAATAGGCATGCTCGGATGCTCGTCTTTTAAGACCTCATTGTCTATCGCTTCTTGAGCCTCTTTTGACTTTTTGTAGAAATAATCATTTCTAGCTTTAGCCATTTCAAGAGGTATTTTAGCTAATAGCAAACCTCCAACACCTATAACTCCTTTATATTTACCGTCAGCCATCGCAGGATATTTCATTTTATCTTCTGCAGATAGTTCATCTTCTCTGACTAGTTCATAACCCTCTCTCAGCCTTGATGTAATGTTTTTATCATCAGGCATCCCTTGGATTTCTGCTCTAAGCCATCGATACTTGAACCCTTCAGGCGGTTCCGGAGCATCTAGTTGTCTCGGCGGGGACCATACCGTTTTACGAGCTTGAATGTCCCTAGTTTCAGCGTGTCGAGTAGTTTTTTTTAGTTTTACGTTTTCCATGTTTTACTCCTTCACGAATTTTGCGTATTCATCTAATGGCACACCTAGCTTTTTAGCTATGGCTACTTGTGATGGTGTGAGTTTCACAGTACGGCGCCCAGGTTTATTTCCAGTACGAGAATTAGTTCCAGCAACAGTCTGAGCGACTCTGTTATTGGATGTACTCGTATTAGAATTCGTTTTGCCTATCTTATCAGGAAAATACCCTGCAAGTCTAGTATCAATTTCATTATAATACTCATCTGACTCCGGATCCATACCTTCATTTACTAAAGTAGTATGTATTCCCCATGTAGCATAAGTCATGGCTTGATCTTTTCCTTCACCTTGTCCAAACCAAGGATTACGTTGAGCCCATTGTAAAGCTTTTTCACTTGGTTGAACAGGAGGCTGAGCTTGATTTTGCTGAGAAGTAGAAGTAGTTTCCGTATTAACTTCTGTTTCTTTAGGCGCAGCTTCTTTTTTAGATTTAGCAGATAATACTCTTTGTTTATGTAAAGCATTTTCAGCTAATCTTGCTTGCGCTTCAGCAACAGCATCAAAATCTTGTTTTTGATGAGCTTCTGCTAATGATCTCTTTAAAGCTAATTCAGTAGCATCTACTCGTTGAGCAACTTCTTCAATGTAAGTGTCATCTAAACTTGTAAATTGTTTTTGCAATTGATCATTTTTCTTTTTAACACTTTCAGCAAATTCTATAGCTGCTTTCTTTTGACGTTCTTCTTCACGCCATTTTTTTGTTAAATCATTTATTCTTTTTTTAACACTAGAAGAATATTCTTCGTGTTCTGAATCAGAAGTTTCAACCTTTGCTTCTTCTTGGTTCGGTTGTTCTTTTTCTTCTGTGTTTTCTTGTAATTCTACATCTACTGGTGAACCTGTATCATCAATAGGAATAGTTTTTTCTTCGCTTAGTGCAGGTTGTGCTTCTGGCATGATTATCTCCTCATGTTAGTTTGTTAGCGGTGATAAGACGTCTTCAGGTTGACTTACAATTCCCATAACTTCGTCATCGTTAAGTATCCTTAGTTCTCCACCGTCAATTTTAATTCTTGCTCCGGCATATCTGCCAAAGAGTATCCAATCTTTCTCTTTACACCACGGACCTGTAGGAAATTTTTCCTTATCCATGTAGCATAAATCTCCCATCTTCATTACTAGACCAACATTTGTAGTCCATTGACTTTCTTCAACGACTTTGTCAGTTAATAAAACCCCACCTTTAGTTTTTTCTTTAATTTTTAAAGGCATAACAACTAGCCTCCACCCTGCAGGTGTAGGTAATTTTTCTAGCTCTGATCTGGTATCTTTTTTCTCTTTTTTATTTTTTTCTTCTAAGGCAAAAACTTGTGTTGGTATCACATTAGTTTTAGTCATCTTCATCTAGCTCCTGTTTTTTTAGCAGGTTCGTGAGTTCCTGATCTATTTTATTCCAAGCGTGTAATTGACCTAACACATACTTATATGTGGTAAGTTCTTTCACATCTCCTGTTATAACTTGAGTTAACTGTTCTTGTCTAG